CTTGCAAGAAGCTCATGATATAGTTTTTGAAAGAGCTGCCGAAAAAACTCGACAGTACGGAGAATTCATCGAAGGCATGGAACAGACTGCCAGGATCGCATCCGAGATGTCCAGGAAAGAAATAACTACGCACGATGTGTACAACGTTCTCATAGCTTTAAAGCTGTCCAGGGCTTCTTGGAACTACAAATACGATAACTATTTGGACGCTATAAGTTACATGGCTTCTTTAGACCAATATTTAAAGAATAAAAAATAGAAAAAATGGAAAAACAAACGCTAGAAATTTTTGAAAAGATCAGGAACTGGGCACAACAAAGGGGTATCTACGACAAGGGAGACGCCAAAACGCAGTACATAAAATTATTGGAAGAGACTGGAGAATTGGCCAAAGCGATATTAAAAAACGACGAAGAGGAATTTATTGACGCTATCGGAGATTGCGTAGTAGTTCTTACGAATCTTGCAAAATTAAGGGGATATGATATAGAAGATTGCATCAATTCTGCGTACGAAGAAATTTCAAACAGAAAGGGAAAGATGATAAATAATACGTTTGTTAAAGAGTCTTAATTATGGACAAACAAAAAAAATTGGACCACGTATTCTTGAACATGGCAAAAGAAGTGTCTACTCTGTCTTACTGCGTTAGAGCGAAAGTCGGTAGCCTCATAGTCAAGAACGGGAACGTGATTAGCTTCGGATACAACGGCACTCCCTACGGATCCGACAATTGCTGCGAGGAAGTCCAATACATGGACGTAGACGCCCCTATGTGGCTAGATCAGGCTATAATAGAAAAGAAGTGGCCTTTTGAAGACATAAAGGGGCGTTACGCCTTAGTTTCAAAAAGCGAGGTATTACACGCAGAATCTAACGCTATACTCAAAGCCGCCAGTATGGGATTCTCCACAACCGGAGCCACGATATATTCGACTCTTTCTCCTTGCAAAGACTGCGCCAAACTAATTTTACAGGCGGGAATAGTTAGAGTTATGTATTTGGAATTGTTCAAGAGGGATTTTGGTAGCGTTGAATTTTTAAAGCAATTTATTAAAGTAGAAAAGCATGATTTACAATAACGCAACAGAAGCATTCGAATCTCTGTACAAAAAAGTAATGTTTTACGGAGAGGATTTCGCAAACACAAAGGCGATATTCAACGAGTCGTTTTCTTTACTCAACCCAGGAGACAAAATAATTACAACTCCAGAGAGGAAGTTCAATACAGCTTACGCAGATTTTGAATTCGACTGGTACTCTAGCGGAGACAGGGACGCAAAAGATATAAGCGAAAGGGCAAAGATTTGGAAAAACATGATGATCCCAGGCACAACTAACGTGGTTTCAAATTACGGATACTTTTGGAAGTACAACGATCAGTTAAAGCGAGTGATAAACGAATTGAAAACAAACCCAGAAACTAGACGAGCGATAGTAGTGCATTACTTGCTTCACGAATTGGACATATACAAGTACGACACCCCGTGCAACGTAGCGCTTAACTTTTACGTGAGTCACAAAGAACTTAATTTGACTGTGATGAGTCGCTCGATAGACTTAGTCTTCGGTTGGTCGAACGATCAATACACTTTTGCAAAACTAATGGAAAAAGTCGCCTACGAGACGGGTTACAAACTGGGTAAAATGAACTTCTTCATAACAAACCTACATATCTATCCTAGACACTACTCTTTACTAGAAAAATAAATTTTTTAAATTCTTAAGATCGCTGTATATTTACTTAAATAAATGTTATGAAAGCCCTCTGCGATCGAGAATTCTTAGAATCACAATTGGCCAAACTCACCAAAAAGAAATACAACAAATATTATTGGTGGCGCAGGTACGAGGCCAGAAAAGAATCCGACAAAAAAACCCCGCTTTACGAAAAAATAAAGAGAGGCGATTACGACCCCTCTGATTACTTGTACCAGATGGAACACGAGTTTTTCTTGATGGAAGACAAACTATCCACCATAAAAGAGGATAGCGATAAGCACGAAGCGAGGGGACTTTTCATGGAAAGGGCAAGGAGATTAAACGAAGATTACCAAAAGCACGAAAAGGAGCTCATGGACAAAGTGTATTCTGACTTTCGTAAAACATTTAACATACAAAGACAAGAGCTGACGGACATAATCGAGAACTTCGACGGGACGCTATTGGACCTATACGATCACGTTAAAAAACTAAAGAAAAATGAAAACTTACACTAAGCTGCCTCTACCAAAAGATTCTGCATGGGACAACACTAGATTCAAGTGGGGCCTTTACTTTCACTGGAGGATCAGGTATTTTTTCAACGGAGTTTACAACATATTTAGGTGGATACCGACTATTTATAGGGACAAAGATTTTGACGATTATTTCATCACAAAAATTATCCAAAAAAAGATAGAGCACCAAAGAAAACACCTAGTAGAGTGCAACAGACACACTGGAGTACACTACGACAATTATTGGATGACCGTGCTGTTGAACTTACTTGAGAGAGAGCACGATCAATTTTACGAATTGGAAAAATACGATTACGTGAAGTACGAAGGCTCTGTATTAGAGTCAAAAATTACTCTTGACGAAACAACTAAATACCTATCAAAATACAAGAGCTCCATAAGGAGAATGACAAAATCTAATCTGGAACTTGAGGATAAAGAATCCATGGCTTTATTAGTGGGCATGCACAACCAAAAAAGGTGCCGCGATTTGATATTCGAAATATTGAAAACAAAATCCGCAAATTGGTGGGATTAGAATATTTAAGACCTTACAAACAATCGTTATGACAATTATCGAAAAATTTCTATTGGTGTATCTCGTATTATTCGTGTGTTTTCTAGTCTACGAAATTAAAAACGCGAAAGAAGTAGACGAAAACGATAACATAATCAAAAAGGACAAGCATGAAAAATCGCATTAAGGCCGTATTAAATTTGACAACTATCTTAATACTGTTTTACACAATACACGATCAGAGGCAACAAATTTTAAAATACAAGCAAACTCAAGACATCACGAGGTCAATAATCGCCACCAGCGATTCTACGTGCAGGGCTTTGTATAGAGAATTGGACTACTGTAATTCCCTAAAAAATATTAGAGCGAGTCAAAAAATTAGTTATGCAAAATAAAAATTACTTCGTAATTAAGTCTAGCGACGTACAAGACATAGAACGATTAATTACGTCCGAGATAGATCGCACAGACGCGCCTTACTACTACGGAATGTTAGAAGTATTGAGGTGGATGAAGGACAGAAATATTGCGGATACCGTGCAGAATATTCTCCAAGATCGCTAGAGTCTCCATCTATAGAACACAAAAACAACAACATGAACAAGTCAAATGAGCTAAACTCGTTAAAACAATAGCCTATTTAAAAATACAAATAAGGACAGCGAGAGCTGCCCTTATTTTTTATTTGGAATCGTACGAAACCAAATTAAAAAAGTTCTATTCCTAGATTGCGTAATATTTATATGCATGAACAAGAATCTCACCATAGTTATTCCGTGCAAAAATGAGGGTAGCGGAGTGGTAGACGTACTGAGATTACTAATTAGACAGAGAACTGATTGCCAAATCATAATAGCGGATTCGTCAACGGACAACACGTTTAACCTATTACACAACTACAGAAATAAGTCTCACCAAAGCGTAAGAATAGTAGAGGGCGGGCTTCCTGCAGTAGCAAGAAACAGAGCGGCAAAATTGGTGACGACTCCCTACGTTCTTTTCTTGGACGCGGATATTTTCGTACAGAAACCGAATACGATAAACGATTGCCTAAAACACGCAATAGAGGGAGACTACGACCTGGTGACTTGTAAGTTTAGGACCTTGGATGGGAAATTCAATTGGGTATACAAAGCTTTCGGTCTGATCCAGTGGATAAGCTCTAAGACCAAGCCATTCGCCATCGGTGGATTCATGTTATTCAAAACTGAGACATTCAATAAATTAAACGGATTCGATGAACAGGATAAAATTGCTGAGGACTATCATCTCAGTTCGAAGATTTCGCCTAAAAAATTTAAGGTCTTTAATCGTTATGTACATACTCCAAGCAGAAGATTTGCTAAAAAGGGTGTATGGTACATGATAAAATTGGCGTGGAAATCTTGGATCAATAGAAACAACGACGAGTGGTTTAGACAGGATTACAAATATTGGGATTAAAAAATATATCGTGATAAAACTACTGGACATACTAAAAGAAGAGAGGGCCACACTGGGTCACCACGATTCCATGGAAGATCGTAAAAGAGATTACTTGATCTCCATTCAAAAAAAGATACAGCAGTACGTCAAGGACGGAAGTAAAGGTGATCTATATTTAATGGATACTCCAATAACATCCCTACCACCGGGATTAGAAGTTGGAGGTGGTCTATATTTAAGCTATACTCCAATAACCTCACTACCACAAGGATTAAAAGTTGGAGGTGGTCTATATTTAGACGATACTCCAATAACCTCACTACCTCAAGGATTAAAAGTTGGAGGTGATCTATATTTAAACAATACTCCGCTATCCAAAAAATACACAACAGAGCAAATTAGCCAAATGGTTCCTGGAATAGAAGGCAATATTTATATGTAATGAAATACAAAGCTGTTATAGTTTCGGACCTGCACTTGGGCACTAAAGATTCAAAAGCAAAAGAGTTTATTGAATTTTTGGAAAACCATCCCACCGATTTACTAATACTCAACGGAGACATAATAGACGGATGGGCATTAAACAGAGGATCCAAGTGGAAGAAGCAACACACCAAAGTTATTTCTAAGCTTCTCAAACTTTCCAACAAAACAAAGATCGTGTGGATCAGGGGAAACCACGACGAATTTCTAACAGAATTTATAGGTTCCCACTTCGGTAACATAGAAATAAGGGAGGACTACGTGATACAGACTTCCAAGTGGATTACTGAGGACGTGTACGAAAAGAAAAACTACCTGGTGTTTCATGGGGACATCGTGGACGTGTTCATTACAAAGTACAAGTGGATTGCGAAGCTTGGATCCATAGGCTACGACCTGGCGCTCTGGTGCAACAGATGGTACAATAGGTACAGAACGTGGAGGAAGCTACCGTACCAATCCATATCCAAGGACATAAAGGCGGGATTGAAGGCTGCTACCAATTACATAAACGACTTTGAAAAATCGGCCATAGCGATTGCAAAGAGCCGAGATTGCCACGGAGTTATTTGCGGTCACATACACCAGCCCGCAGATTTTAACGTTGGGGATAGTCGGTACGTAAATTCTGGAGATTGGGTAGAAAACATGACCGCCGTTTTGGTGGACAAAGCAGACAACGTAGAGCTATTCTACGGATAAGTTAGCATATTTATGTATATGAAAAAGAATTTATTAGCGTCCTTCGCAATTTTATTATCCTCGATAGCGATTTCATACTCACAGGACACAGTGAGAATCAAGCACACTAACTACGTAACCGTTTATTCTAAGTCGTTAAAGTACCCAGTATTGGTAGAATGGTGGGAGACAAAAGCAAAGGTGGCCTGCGTCACGCCACTGCCCAGAAAGGACCAGTTTGCACCAGACCCTCTATTGCCGTTCGAGACGGATTTGCAAAAGGGTTACGATCAAATAAACAAACAACACAAATTGGCGGGTACTAAGGGAGTAGACAGGGGACACATGTGTCCGGCAGCAAGTAACGAGTGCGAAGGGGCAAAAGTGTTGACTGAGTGTTTTTATTTTTCTAATATGGCGCCACAATTTCATTCTTTAAATGCGGGAAATTGGAAGTCCCTAGAGACATTGGAAAGGCAGTTGGCCTTACAAAACGACAGCGTACACGTTTGGGCCGGTTCTTTGGGAGAATTGGAAAGGGTCGGGTCTGTGTCCATTCCCAAACAGTGTTGGAAGGTAGTATACGTATCGAAAACCAAAGAATATTTGGCGTATATATTCGACAATAACTCAAACAAACCAGACGGGTTGAATTCTCACAAAGTCGACGTCGATTACTTGTCTAAACTCACAGGATATAAATTTAATTAAAAAAATAGATTATGCCGATTTTATATTTTACGATGAAAACTTGCGCACCCTGTAAGGTTTTTAAGCCAATTTTGCAACAGGTCGCTTCAGAATTGGGAGTATCGGTGCAATACATCGACGTAGACGCAGATGGATTAACTGCACAAAAATACAACGTGACTACGGTACCGACGCTGGTCTTAGTAGATCCCTTAACCAAACAAGCTATCAATAGAAAATCTGGAACCCTGAATAAACAAGAACTCGGCCGATTTTTATTGAGCTCGGTCTGACGATATTTATTGATTGAAACCAATTCAATTAACATGGACCAGAACAATCTGACTTTTCGCCAATTCGTAATAGACCTGTTCAAGGACGAGAGGGGTTCTATTTCCATAAAACCCGTTGTTGCTCTTTTGGGCGCCATATTTTTGTGCGTTACCATGTGCTTAAATTCTCTAACTCCAGAAAAGTTTAAGCCGTCTGACAAACTGGTAGATGCAGTTATGATAATTACTGCGGTGGGAATGGGAGCGGATTCTATCGACAAATTTACAAAAAAATCTCCTGAAGACACGCCCTCTCAACAGTCTTAAAATATAAAAAATGATCAAGTTGTCCAGCCTTTTGACAGAAGACCTAGAGATAGAAGAGGGCTTCAAAGAATTTTCAAGCAAGAGATTGAAGGGCGCCACAAAGATAGCCAACGACGCCAAGAAAAAGGGTGGTCCAGCCACTTTGACTTATCAACACTTTTCCGTAAAATTGCCCTACTACAAAAAAGCCGAAGGCGGTAAATTCGACCCAGAAAAATCAAAGCCCGAGTACGAAAGGTTGATCAAACAACTTTCTAGTGCTGGCCAAGAAGTAAATATGACTCAAGCCGAGTTTCAAAAATTGGTCGGAAAAATAGAAGTCTTGGGTGAATTAATCATAAAGAGCAAATAGCGCAAAAATTTAGATTACCGAAAAATTAGATTTCTTTTATAGACAGAATTGTTTATATTTACTATATAACAAATCTATCAGCTATGTACGAATTTACAAAAGAACTCTTTGAAAGAGTAGAGTGTATCAAGGGAGAAGAACAGGTTGGCTTGGTAGAAGGCGCTATATACAGCATAGTACACACAACAAAAAAGGGAAATTACTTGTTTTTTGAACTCGATCCTCCAAGCCCATTTAATTGTTTCGATAAGAATAGATTTCGTCCAGTAAAAACGCGTTAAAAATTTATAAGTTATGAAATTATCAAAAGCCCTTAAAGTCAAAGGAAAAAAGTTAAAAGAGTATCAGACTGCTCTTAGTCGAGCTGTTAGCAATAACAGTTACGACGTGGACACTAAAGCAAACAAAATCTACGACTCAAAAGAATTGTTGGCAAAATCGCAAGACTTATTGAACGATTACGTTGCTTTCAAAGCAGCAATCCACAACACGTCTGCACCAATTAGAAGTAAGATCTTTAGGTTGGGAGAACTCAAGTCTTTTTTAGACCATATTAACGATATGTCTACTGTCACAGGAATCCACAAGTCAGGATCGTACTCGAGAACGTCTGTCATCAACACGTACAAAGCTGATATTTCTGAAACTGAAAAGAACGATCTAATAAAACTATTAGAAGACGAGATTGAAGAGATTCAAGAAGAAATAGACGCATTCAACGCCACCACCGATTTGGTGGGGTATTAAACTTAAAAATGGGGACTGAGTAAGTGGTTGATTTCGATTCAATTGTTCAAACCTACAATTATTAGAAAACGATCTAGACATGCATTCAAAATTCAAAATTCAACGAATCAAAAGTCAAAAATCAAAACACAAAACTCTTTACGATCAATTATCGTATTAGTCAAAGAAAAGTTCCCATTGTTTTTTAACAGAATAAATTCAATAGATTGTTCCAGTGGGCAAATTGGTTAAGCCGTCACTCTTTCACAGTGAAGATTATGGGTTCAAATCCCATCTGGAATACAGGAATGAGTAGCTTTTTACACCCTTTGATAGCAATAAAATAAAAATTATGATCTTAATAATTTACTACATACTGTGTTTTTCGTACTGTACTTGGAGATTTGTTAAACGCTCCAAGAAAACCTCAGTCGATGGAGTGATCGGAAACACGCCCGCATTCGATGCTGTGCTGACCATGTTACTGTGTTGGATACTAGCCCCCATCGATATAGTAGTAACGTGTAAGAGATATATTACAAACAGATTTAACAGTTAGGTGGTCGTAATGCGAGAAGGTGCTCAAGTCCCATAAAAAGGTTGATTATCCGGTTCGAGTCCGGCCCTAACTGCCAACGTGATAATACTTAGAGAGGCTGAATAATATAAACCGCACCGCGCAGGTGAATAATTTGGTGAAAATCCAATCGAGTGTTATCATACTAGCTCCTATATAAAAGAGCAAGAGAATAAGGAGAAATATAGTCAGATAGTATAGCGGTAGTACAGATGATTTTGATTCATCTAGCTGTGGTTCGAATCCATGTCTGACTACTATGAGTAAGAGGTACTCAGAGTCTTTGATTCAAGACTTAAACAATGAATAGGGTATCAAACCGGACATCCTTAAACGCCGGTTTCTTTGGATTAAAGCTAGGTAACAGAGGCTCCAAGTAGTTTGACTAATTTTAAGAGGGTAAGACCTGCAGGTTTATTGAAAGAAAGAAAACCGATATATCTACCCACCTGTAATCTCAAGGTGGGGAAATTAAAGCGAGTATAGTATAGTGGTTATTACGCCTTCCTTCCAAGTAGGATACGACGTTTCGATTACGTCTACTCGCTCAATAAGTTAATAAAATTGACGGATGGTGAAAATAGCGTTCTCTAATAACGCGATGGCAGACACACCCCATTGTCTATGGGGCGCTGGTATAGAAATAGAAAAGTAATACGGGATTGACCACCAACTTGCAAGCATCTATGTTACTTTTCGAATCTCAG